GACACGGCTTCCCGCGCGACTGCCTGCGTTCTATGTCGGCTTGCTCCCACTGCTTACCAAGCAACGAAAACTCGATGTCATCAAGTGCAGCCTTGCGGTTGTCTCGCTCCGCGTCGCTCGCAAGCGTGAAAAAATCTTTGGCTTGCTTGACTATATCAGCGGTGGTTTTTGTAGTTTTTGGCATAAAAAAACCCGCTTTGAGCGGGTTATAGGTGATTAATATATTTTTTTAATTAGCTCATCCAGCCATGCGTCAAAACAGGTTGCGTGTATTGTTCGTCGGATTTTTTGAAAAGATCCTCGACCGCAATCGCCATCAATCCGAACGCATCCGCACCGTGACTGCTCCAATCGTGATCTGGGCCTAATCCGATTCCGCGCGCATCGTCAATTTTTTCGTGATACCAGCCCAGCGCATCAATGCCTGCCGATGTAGTAGACTCATTGAACCAGCAAGACCCGAGCCAGCGCCGCACCGCTTCAATACGCAGCATTGCCGCGCCTTTGCCCTGATTTGGCACCACCTCGACTTTGTAACCGGCGGCATCGAATGCTGATTCGTAACTGACTGAATAAACCCTGTCATTCTGTCCGCCATCGTGCGGCAGCCAAATTTGTGACTTTGTTGTTGTGTAATTGCGCGACCGCAGCCAGTTGATATGTGCATCGATCGGCTGGCCTTGGCTCTCGTAGTAATCAATCACTCGGATCTCTTTACCGATGATCTGACACGCCCATATCGCGAAAGCATCCGACCTCGCGCCGGTTCCTCCGATGTCGCAGAATAGGTGGATCGTCATAAGCGGATCGGCAGCGACTCTACCAATGCGCCCGCTTGATCTTGCTTCAGCCAAATGTCGCGCAAAATACGCACCGGAATTTACGGCAGCATATCCACCCTGCCAAATATGATCGTATTGCTCGGGAGTTGTCCGCAAACAGTCCAGCCGCTCTTGATTGAGTTCTGGCGGTAACATGGGGTTATCGCTCCAGTTTGCACGAATAACAACAGCGCCCGTAGGCAAATCATCGCCGCGCAGCATCATATCAACCGGGTCAGTTTTGCGCCTTGGATTCCAGCTAAACCATAATTCTGAACCGGCGGCGCGTATTGTTGGCCGCAATAACGACAATGATCTTGCGCTTAGTGTCTGAGCTTCTTCAATCCAAGCCCGCCCAAAGCCTTCCAGCGACTTTATAGATTCCGCGTTGTGATCTTGCATCCCGACGAACGTAATTACGCCATCACCGGGCGTTTTAATCACTTCGTTAAAAATCTTAAAGCCGTGTTTTTCACCGATTCCGAAGGCGCTCAATTTATCTTCAATCAACCGCTTGCTTGATTCTTTGAGTGTTTTTTGCACCTCACGAATACAAACAGCGCGCATGCCGCGATATTCGAAACAATCTTCGATTAGTTTTTCAGCAAAAAAATGTGACTTACCAGAACCACGACCACCCCAAGCGCCTTTGTATCGAGCAGCCGCCAGCAGCGGTTTGAAAACCCGCGCTGTGCGAAACTCAATCTCAGGCATTTATCCTACTGTCGGATCGATAATACGACGCACGAAAGTAATTGTTTGATCGATTGTTCCACCGTCGCGCCCGGACAATTCCAACGCTTGCGGAGCTTTGCCATGCGCACGATCAATAATATATTGCGCAGCTGCTAATCGATTGCGTTCGTTTTCGCCGCGCTGCATGATTTCAACGATTGTGTCTAGAGCGTCCGGCGTCTTAGCTTTGCAAAGCGCCTCAAGTGTTATTTGCTCCGCTGTTTTTTTCGGCCTTCCGCTAGGATTACCACTTTTACCCGCAGAAAAAGGCCGCCCGGTCGCTGTTTTTTTGCTGTTACCAGCCGTTTTTTTTATCGCCATAAAATAAAAAAGCCCAGAGCTTTCGCACTGAGCTTTCGGTTAACTTATTGTTTAAATAGTGGTTTTGTTTCTTTTAATTACAATTAGACCACTCTATAAAAAACAGCATACTCTTGTTACCAACATTTTGCAACAAATTTTTAACGACCAACACCAACGACGAATTTACCGCCAATCAACCCGGCATCAATCATCTTGCACTCGATAATATCAATAGATTGCGCATGTAATTTGTCCAAGATCGAATAAACCACTTTACGATAATCTGCGGCGGCTGCATTGTGGCAGCTTAACGATTCTCTAATCATCCTATGAGTAATCTCGCGCCCTCCGATCCGCGCGCCGACATACGCCAGAATCAGCATTGTTAAATCCCTCGACCGATCTATTAAGTGCAAATGCACGCGCGAAACGATCCTCGACAACTGATCTGGATCGTTAAAATATTTACAAAGTAAATAAGCTTCGCATACCGGATCATCAATCGATATTATCATCGAATAAATATTGTCAGCCTGCCGGTGTACTTCCTCGGGCGACAAACCGATCAGCACGTCGTTGTCGGTTGGCCTTGACGGCTTGCCGCACATCCTACTAATTGATGGCGCTTTATAGATCAAAGTTTCCCTAACCTGTGCTGCCCACATTAAAGCCGACTCTGCTGATTTGAACAATATCGCCCCCTTGTTTTATGGTTTTATTGACTCGCTTCATGACTATGGTTTTCTTTCACCCCCTGACTCGCTTGTGGCGTGTGGTTTTCTAGCCCCCTCTGACTCGCTCAACTTGATTGGTTTTCTTTTGCCCATTGACTCGCTCAACCGTTCTGGTTTTCTTGCGGCTTTTGACTCGCTTTCAGTTTGTGGTTTTCTTAGAGTATCTGACTCGCTTGTCCATGATGGTTTTCTTTACACCTCTGACTCAACTTGCATGAACATGCCCATGCTTTTCTTCGTGATACTCTTTGTTTACTTCCAGCCCTTCGATTTTTCGCCAGGAAACATATAAATCACACAAAAAACGCTTAATCATGTACCGTTGCGCCATGTTATGAATGTGCCCTTTTGATTTTTCTTGATGCCGCGGATCGGTTTCTAACCGATTTTTATAGTTGTAATAATGATCTGAGTACGGAGATTTGCACTTGAGAAAGCTACCAGACAATACGCCCAAAAGTTTTGTTTTCAGGAAAGGCTTGAACGTGATTCCGAGTTTTTCTTGCTCATTGCCTTCCGCGTCAAGGTACTTATGCGTCACCAAATGTTCTTTATATTTCCCCCTGCCGCGCCCATCTTGTGCGACGTCAAGGCCAGCATATCTCCATAAGGAAGATGAGTATTTCGCCTTGGCTATGTCGATCTCGCTAATAATTACACCTGCCATTGCAGCCCCACAACCTTTAACGCCGAGCAAGAATTGTTCATAGACAGGGTACTCATGCAGCACTTTTTCAAGCTGTTTGAAATGCTTTACTTCCCGCGCTTCCAGGTCAAGGTATTGATCAATCAAGCATAATTCAGTGTAACTACTGATAAGCTCATCGCCAACAAATTTCTTGCTTGACGGCAATTTATCGACAACGCCATCGGTAATTTTTCGGTAACTTAAGCGCAAGCGATCGAGTAATTTTTTCTCATCACTCCCGATCTCTGATTCCTTTTTGCTTGGTTCTTGTCCGAGCTTTGCTTTAAAGTTAACAACGATTCTGTTTCCCGTTTGAATCCTGAGTTTTTGGAGATCGTAAGCACCCCGAACCATAGTTCGAATATTTGTCATTTTGCACCCTTTTGTAATTACAACTTAAACTCGTCTCTACACCGCCCGCACATCCCATCAACCAGGCGCGCTTTGTATTCGCCGCATCCATCACATTCGCCTGGTTTTCCTGCCGGAATATTAGCCGCCGCCTTGCGGACTGCCGCAATTGCCGCCTCGTCTGTTTTGTCAATGTGGTCTCCAGCTTTGTCTATGTCGTCCATTATGCAACCGCATTTTCGGCCATCACTAGCCGTAAAAGGTGTATAGCATCTGCTTCGTTATCGTCAACCGGATTAAAACCTGCGCTTATTGCCGCATCAATCATCGACTGCTTGTCAGCATTCCCGCGACCCGTTGCGAATTTTTTAATTGTGCCTACAGGTACGCTCTGATACGGTATTTCATGATGTTCACACCATGCAGTTAAATGCCCTTCAAACGCTCCGTAAACGTGCGCCGCTGTTATCCCTGCATGATTCCTAACTTCTTCGTAATAAACCACGCTAACGCCTTTTTGTTTAGTTTCTGTTAGCCATCGTTTAAACTTTAAATAACGCATGCCGCCACCTTCATGTCGCTTCGTAGCAAACGACACCGATCCGCTAACGACACCGCTTTCTGTTTGCAAAGCCCATCCGGTTCGAGTGCCAAGATCAAGAGACAGGATCATACTTTTACTAAACCTTTTTCAATTAAAATGCGCATGCTTCTTTGATGTCCTTCACTAAAACAAATCTCTATTTCTTGCCTAGTCAAATGTGACGGTGTCTGTGTGCGCCTATCGTAGCAATCATGACAATTTTGGCATCCGTATGCCCCCAAAACGTCCGGAGATTTTTTGCCAATGCCTTTACCCGAAGCATGTCCAATCGCATGACACCAAACGACGGTTTCCTGATTGCCTGTGCAAATACCTGGGATTCGGAGCTGACATTGCTCCCCCCGCGCGCTTTCAGTTATTTTTGACATTCTTGCCAATCTTTCCAGCCATTAGAAAAAACAGGCTCAACACCAGATAACGCCGCTTGCGCAATCAGATATTCCATCCATACTGCAAATTTTTTCTTGCCAAATTGGCTTGTTCTGCTGCCAAGCATTATCACGCCGCCATCCCATCCTTGCGCTATCCGTAAATTAGTTTCTTTTTCAAATGCGGCTGTTAACAAGTCTTTCCATTCTTCCTTTTTTAACCATACTTTTTCACCGTTAACTGGCCATTGCAAAGTTCTTGCAAAGCCTTCTAAATAAGGCCATTGA